GGTTTCCGGAAACCCACATAGTTCGGTGCGCTGGGGTCGTAGATGCTGTGCCAGTCTCCCCGATGGGCGATGACGGGCCGCCAGAGGGGGCCGTAGGCGTCCACGCCCAGAATTGTGAACGTGTTTCGGATGGTCGCCGTCGAACGGCGGTACGCGAAGTGTGTTAGCTCGCCGGTGTTGCCCTCGACGGGCGAGTAGACTTCATGGTACACGCGCTTGAACGGACCCGGCGACGTGCGCACCCACGGGTAATACCGAAGTCTGCCCAGAGCATTGAAGTACATCACGTACCCGACGAGCTTTCGGATTCTCAGCATCGCACCCCAGGCTGGCGTGCCGGGCGGGAAGTACATCAGCGGCTTGCCGCCCTCGCCCATCGGGAGGTGGTAATGGTCGGGGTTCGAGCAGTCCGGGGACTCGCAGTACGGGAAATCCATCGCCTCATCGGTGAGACCCGCGAGCCGAGCAAGGAACCGTATTGCGTAGTAATGGCACCAGCCGTCCATCCACGGAACGTTCATCAGCTCGTATTCGCGAGGGATCTTCGAGAGGTCCTCAACCGACACGCTGACCAGCGATTCCGGCGCCGCCTGTCGGTCCCAACTCATTTCCCCGCCGGCAATGCCGGTAAACTGACGTTGGAGGCCCCACTGCCCGGTTGTGGTCTCCAGCCAGCCAAGGTCAATTGCCATCGCGCGATGACCGTAGCCATGATCCGATGGCCAGCCCTCCAGCCACTCGCCGTGTCGGTTCGGAAACGTCAGGTTCCCTTGCGTGTAGATCGTCAGGTTGTTCCAGTCGAACTGCATCGTGAGCCGGACGGTCCGCGGCACGTAAGGATAAGCTGGCGCGCCAGGCCGCAAGAAGATCGGGGAGATCGTGGGTGTGACGGACTCGCAGGTTGCTGTTTTCGAGGCGTAGGGGGTCTCTACCTCATTACCATCCTCATCTTTCAGGGTGATGCGGCCTTCTTCGGGGTTCGTAATGGTGACCTTATAGCGAAAAGTCGTCCCAATCTCAAGCGCATCCTCGATCGTGACCTCTCCGCCGTTAAGATGGACGTGCGCGATGTACTGGACGGGTGTGTTCTGATCCCGGACAAACCCCGTATTGTGTTCTGGCCCCACCATGTAGGCAGTGGTGGCAAACTTGATCGGGTGAATGCTCGCATACAAATACCTACCGCCGTCGGCGTAGAGCCTAATTGCCGAGAACTTTGTGACCGTGGCAAGCCCTGTTGCCGCTTGGACCAGCGACACGGCGAGCGGCGTTTGGTCGCCGTGCATCCACACAAGCAGCACGCCATTCAGTAGCATGAGTGATATCGCTGTCTGGTCGACAGACTTGAGGATAGCCCAGTCCCAGCCCTCGTCTTCTTCTCTCTGGGCCTCAAAGGCGACCGTGCGCTCCTGGCTGTCTGTTGACCGGAGACGGCCGGCCAGGTACTCTTTGTTGCCTGGCAGGTCAATCCGATAGACCTCGATGCCCTTTGCCATCGTGAAGCGCACCTCGACCTGCTGCTCGTCGCCACCGTTGCAGTCGAGCTGGATCACAAACCGGGATGTTTGCGTGAGCATGTCTCCCACTACATGGCGCTTCAGCACCGTGAACCCCTCAGTGTCGAGCTCGTGGGTGGTTCCGAGCACCAATTTCAGGCCCGCCGGATCGTTGCGGGCCGCGTGGGCAAGCATCGCGTGGATCCCGTGGTACTCGAGGCGGTCGAATTGCGGGTTGGTCAGTTCTGTCGTTTCGGACTGCAGTATGACATGAAGCGGAAGGCAGGGGTAAACCGGAAGGTTCGCCGCCTCAGCCGCGCCCCAGCGCTCCTCGAGGGTGTCGCATTCTATCAGGTTGTGGTGGGGAAGTATCGGGAGCGCGGGATTTGCATGGATGCAGTCCAGGACGTTGTTGTACGACATCGCCTCAGACTCGTACACGTTCATCAGTCCCAAGTCTGCGACCTTATCAGTTCTAGCGTAGCCGGCCTGCTCAGCGAACCCGAACGCGGCATGCAGATCTGTTACGCCGACGCTTGTCTTTGGGAGCCATCGCTTTCCGGCGAGCGGCATCCGCCTACCTCCCGTGGTCTATCAGGATCGTCTTGCGGGGCAGAGTGTGGATCCTCACCGGGCTTGGCGGCGACGTCTGCTTCAAATCCACTTTGCGCACACAGACAGACGACCCGGCCGCATCCTCCGCTGTGGACAGATAACTCCAGCCGCCCGCGCTGTTCAGCGCCGAGACCAGGGTATCAATCGAGCACCCACGGACTGTGATTGTAGCTACCTCGCCAGGAGGCAGCCGCGTCGCCGCGCGTTTCACGCAGTGACCCAGCCCGTGGGGACTCTTTGCGGTAAATTGCCGACGTAGCCCTTTAGCTTCCATTCTGGACCGGCACCCTCCTCGCGAAGATATTACTCACATCAACGGACTGGTGAACCTTGTGGTAGGTCTCAGAGCCATCCGGGTAATGGACGTGGACGTGTATATGGGCTTCTATCGCACCCCCGACCAGGCTCGCGTTCGCGAGCGCGCCAAGATCGGGTGTGCCTGCGCCCCACGGCATTCCCTGGGTGATTCCCGCCAGGCCGCTTGACATGAAGGTCAGTGGCACATTGAACAGACCCGCGCCTGCATAACTGGTGCCGTAAAGTGGCTGTCGCCTGTAGTATTCTGTCTGGGCTGAGGTTCCGCCGAGGTGCCGGCCGAACGCGCCGCCTCGCGTGACCGCGCCTGCGTAGTTGAACTCCTCGAGTGCAAGATTCGCATTGGCGGGCATCCCCCAGAAGGCGCTTACGATGCGTTCCTGCCACCCCTGCTCGAGCTGCTGTTCGGCGGAGACGACCCCCATCCAGGCTTGCCGGATGGAGTCGTTATAGGTACGGGCCAGGCGTATGCGCTCCTCCGGCGTTCGGGCCTCCCGCATGGCGGCGTCCCTTTGACCAACCAGATCCTGCACCGCCTGGTAGCTGGCGCCCATTTGCTGCCGAACGGTTTGTCGGAGGCTCCCCCGGCTAGTCCAGGTCATGCCGAGGACAGCTCGCTGAAAGTCGGCCTGAGCCATCGCTTCCTCAGTAGCGGCTGGCAGACCGGGCGCCAGGGCCTGAAGGGTCGTCATCGCCGCCTGCGTCTGCGCCTGCTGCCAGCCAGCCTGGAATTCGGCCAGGGCTTGCGGACCGACGCCCGGCGTGCCCCGTGCTCGCTCTAGCGCTTGCTTGGCTACATCTGCGACCTGGTAGGCTCCGGCGATCTGCTCCCGCGCCGCAGGAAGCGCCCCGAGCATACCGTAGGCCATCCTGGCTCTGGCCGCCTCCGCGCCACCAGCGCCCATCTGGTAGCCCGGTATCATCTGCTCGCCGGCCTGCCAGGTTCTAATCCTCTGCGCGGGCCAGCCCTGCCACTCGGCGGCGACTGCGGCGTACTGCGCCTGTGCCCGGACCGCCATCTCGGAACCGGCGCCGAATTGCCCCACTGCGTCCTGCCACTGCTGCCAGGCGAGACCAACCTGCGCCCCGAGCGCTTGTTCCTGATAGCCCAGCCCTGTTTCGAGGGCGGGGCCGTAGGCTCGCCCCATTCCGAAGAGTCCCTGGACGGCCGCACCCGCTATCTGCCTCCCAGCGGCAACCGGGATCCCGAGACGCGCGTACCGCATCTCGAACTCTTGCCGTGCGATCCCCGGCAACTGCGCCTCAAGGCCCCTGAGTTCCGCTCTGAGCGGCGCAGTGACAAGTTCCCCTGCGCCGGCGCCCACCTTCTCCGCGATCTCGCGCTTCTTGGCCTGGATCTGTTTCTCGATCGCGGCGGTCATCTCGCTGAAGAGCGTCTCGAAAAGCGGACCCCAGATCTCGCCGCGGGCCATTGCGGCGCCCATCCGGGTTCCCGCAACGCCATACTCAGCCCTGGCCGGGATTTCTACCGCCAACCGGCGAGCCTCGGCTGCCCCAAAGGTGGTCGCAATTGCCTGGGCCCGTTGACCTGCCGCCATTGCGCGGTACTGCGCGGCCTCTTCAACGGGGACACCCGGCTGAGTTGCAAACCACTCATAGGTGCCAGCAAGGGCAAGTTCTGCACCGCGCCGCTCCTCAAGCGCTCCAGCCCACGGCAATCCCAGCGTCCTTCGGGCCGCTACGGCTGCGCCCGCGCCCGCGATACCGGCCTGCGCCATCGCCCCGTAATACCCGACCCCAGCTCTGGCTATGGCATACCCGCCTGCTGTGGGCGCCAGGGTCGCCCTCTCGCGCTTCCAGCGCGCCAGGTCCTGCAGGCCCAACACGTCAGTCCGACCCTCGTTTTGAGCTATCAGAGCGTCGAGTTTCTGTACGTAGGCTACAACGTCCGCCTGCTGCTTCTCCAGCGCATAGCCGCGTCCGGCAGGCCCCTCAAACCCCGCGCCCTCGTACCGGCGCGCCTCTGCCTCCGCCCCCCAGTACGCAGCCCATGCACCCAACAGGGGGATATGCGTCTCCAGCTCGGCCCGTGCCAAGGTTCCCAAGTCGAGGCCCTGCCGTCCCGCCGTTACGGCACCCTCGTACCGGAGTTGTCCCGGTGCGAATCCAACCGCGCGAGCAAGTGCGGGTGCCGGAAGGCCAAGGCCAGAGGCAATCTGATAGTTGGTGTAAACATCAGCGGGGGGCACTATAGTGCCCTCCGTCCTCGTAGCGTTATTGAGCCGCACGATCGCATCAAGGATGAGTTTGGCGCTCGTGACATCGCCCCTAGCGGCGTACGCCTGCAACCGGGTCAGAAGTTCGGGCACCGCCGCTGGACCGCTGCGCTCGATCATCCTCTGGACAGTTGCCGCGCTTTCGCCACGCCCGAGGAGCGCCCCGAATTCCCCAGCGAACCGAGTGAAGGTCTCCGGCCCCCCAGCCTGAAGTTGCGCAGCCCATTGGACCATCGCGGGGCTTGTGGCCAACTGCGGCGCCGCAGCGGTCAGGGTTGTTAGGCCCTGAGTCAGGTCCGCCGTTGCCGCCTGCAGAGCGGTATCGTCACGAAGGCCGCCAGTTTGTGCCGCCGCCTGGTAGATCAGCCCCCTGAGTCTGCCCGCTTCGGACGGGCCGTACCCGGCCTGCCGCGCCATCTGTTCGGTCAGGACCCTGATCTGCTCTTGGCGGCTCAAGTCTGCCTGCTGCACACCGGCGTACTGCCCGGCCATGCCCCCGCCCGCCACCGTCCCCAGTCCAGCCCCAACCGCCATCGCGGCACCGACGGGCGCACCGACTCCCGTAGCAATAAGGGCAGCCGCCCCTGCCATGAGCGCCCCACCCGCTAGCATCCCAGCCGGTTGTGCGTACCCCCACCGAGCGCGCCCGATCGCCTCCGGCGTGACGTACTGACCTGTCGCGTACGCTTGCTCGATCTGCCACTGCGGGGCCAGCATCTGGTTGATCGTGTAACCGGCCGCTGCCCCGATCGCGGCCTGGTGGAGATACTGGTAGCCCAAGCCAGCCGGAAGGATGCCGGTTTGCCGGTAGGCAAGATACGCAATGGCAGCCAAGCCCGGCGAGAGAGCCGCCTGCTCAGCCCCCGGAGCTTGAGGTACTTGCGGAACCGCTGGCGGGCCCCCCGCCATTGGGACAAGCGCACCCTGGACGGGAACCATCGGCGGGGTAGGCGCGTACCCGGGCGGCGCGTAGACGCCGCCTGGGGTCATCCGCCAGGAGGTCGGAGTGGCAGTTGTGATCTGCCCCTGGGCTTGAAGCGCCTGCTGCTGCGGGCTTGGGAGTCCGCCGGTCTGAAGAGGTATTGCGGATTGGGACTGAAAGAGGGACAGCCCGCCGCCGGCTGGCACGGCGGCGGGCTGGGTGGCGGCTGCGGACCCATAACCGGTTGAGGGCTGTGCGGCGGCTCCACCTCCCACCGCCGACTGGACGCGCTCAAGGCGCTCGATCAGTCGGTCGAGCGACCCGATAAGCTGGTCCGCGCCCTCGGTTTGAAATCTAAGTTTGGCCTCCCGCTCTGTCCCCTCCGGCACCTGGTAAACCTCCCGTGTCCTGATCTTGCGTGCGTGGAGTCAGGGCGTCGCGCATCATCCCGTCGAACTCGATGAAATCCTCGACTACGTAGCGCGGGTAGTCCATAATGCCTTCGGGCAAGAGGCCGAACCTCTGCCAGAACCTCCACAGGTGGACTGGCAGCGTAATCCGATCGAGATTGCTAAGCCGGTCGTTCGCCAGGTCGCTTGCCAAGAGCGCGAAGAAAATCGAGCCGATCGCTCGTCGGCTCGCTCCTCCTCTGCAATCTGGCAAACAGCGTCTCCACGATCTGCCGCGGCAGACTCTCAATACCGTCTCGACTGACAGGCTCGTCTAGGGTCCAGGACTCGATGCACTTGGCCAGTATCGCCGTCCGGAACGCGGCCTGGTCAACAGTCGGTGCGGAGAGGTCTACCGCGTAGCGACGGGCCTCCTCGAGCGCTGAATAGTACTCGCGGTAGGTCCACCTGTGCATCACCGCGGTCATGCTCTCCGCCGCCTGGCCGTATGCGACTACCAATCGCCTCTGTTGCTCCAGGAAGGCCCTGTCGGCCGCGAGCTGCATCTGGACGACTGCGAGCTGTGCCGGGTCTATCTTCGGCTCCTTTGGCTCGGCCTTTCCCTTTCGGGGTCGCTCTCCGGAGAACCCCGCCGCAAACTCTTCGCCGCGCGCGATGCTTCCCTCCACGGCCATCAGGTCGTCAGCATCGGCAAGGACGTAAATATCGCCCTCGCTGGAGACGAACCTGACCACACACTCGAACGTCACGTGCTGCATTGTCTTGCCTCCTATGCGAATTCGATTGGCCTGGACATGGCCGGATCGCCAGTCTTCCATTCGCCCAGGCACGCGTAGTTGACCTCTTTGAGTTGCCGCGGCAGCATTACAGTCCTCTCGCGCGGGTCGAGTGCCAGATAGTTCTTGACCTTGAATGTCATGGCGTCTCCCTCGCCCGGCTCCCGCCGATCTGTCGGGCACTTGATTATGAAGTTGCACGACTCTGGCAACAGTCCGGGTGCAACCTCCAGTGGCAGGTCCACCGCCACCGGCATTACGAGCCTCATTGATCCCGTGAACTGGCCCGCGTTGAACTCGTAGGGGTACACCTCGGAGTTCAACAGCGGAGACGGCATCAGGTTGTTCATCAGCGCAAGCTCCCAGGAGACCACCGGAGTGCCATTGGGGCCCGGCGAGTGCGTAAGCGCGCCCCCCAGCTCGACGTGCTGGCTGGCGGCTGGCGGATCGGTTATGATCTTCATTTCGCCGGGCATCGCGCTGATTGGCGTAAACCCCGTTGCGAGGATCTGCATGGAGAGCCTAATGAGGTCCCCCTGGCTCGCACCGAGCCTTGCCCAGTTGACCTTCCCGCGGGTAAACTCGAACCCGCGGCCCTCTGGCGAGGTTGGACCCTCTGCGGAACCGAACCAGAACTTGAGGCACGGATCGCTGCCGTTTCCCAGATCGTCGGTATCATCGTTCGTCGCCCTCTCAGGGAACCACTTCTCCCACAAATCGGCTTTGGCCCCCGACCACCAGCTCTTCATGATCAGGGTCTGCAGGTTGATGGTCGCGAACTGCAGGCCCTCCACGGCGTTGAACTGGTACACGTTGAAGCCGGAAATCACGGCCGGAATCTGGTAGTTGTAGGGCATGGCAAAGCCAGTCCCAGGCAAGATCGGCAGGTTGACCCACGCCGAACCGCCGGGCTTCTTCATGGCCATAGCATTGCGATACCCGGGAGTGTAGAATTTTGTTGCCATCTGGGTCCTCCTCGACGGCAACGCCACGGCGTCTCTGCACTCTTGATCAGGTTATGGTTGCGTCACTCTCTACACTGCTAAAGTGCCGCACGTCTAGGACTCGGTCAGCGCGAGCCGAGCCTGCCAGCCGCAGACCCAGGTCGCAAGGAACCTCTGGCCGTTCCACTGGTCGCCGAACTGGAGGCTTGGCGCTTCGCAATAAGTGATCGTGACGCCTGTGGACAGCCCGATCGTCTCATAGGCGATCTGGTTCAGTATCCGCTGCACCGCGCGGCCAAAGACCGCGACCAATCGCTCCTGGGTCGTCGGACTGTCGTGTGCGATGTAGCCGTAGACCTCCGCGCCCACGTTCGCCATGCGCATATAGTCTGGGCCAGCGTACTGCTCCTGGAAGTTGGCCTGCGCCACACAGATCGCCGGATAGCTCTCGATTCTCTCGGGCAAGCCGTAAACGATCTGCTTGACGGTCGTGCCTGGCTCGATCTGCTGCATCCGGGACTCGATGCCCTTGCGGTTGTCCTTGAGCGTCTTTACGAGGATCAGGGCAATCTCGTCAATGTCCTCGACGTCTGAGATGCCGACCCAGACGGCCCCCGCGCCTTCAAGCTCGCCCGCGGGCGTGAGATAAGCAGAGTATTGATCTGCGGGTTGCTCGCCGGCGTCCTTGACAGTGATGTAAAAGAGGCGCGCTGGCCGACCCGCACCAACGTAGACCTCCGCTGGCAGTGTCACACGCCATTTGGTAGGCGAGAGGTCGCTCTTAGCGCAGGCATCACCGTACTTGCCGGAGGCGGGATCCGGCGGCGTCCTTCGGGCAAAAAAGCTGATGGCGCCTGTCGGCGCCCGGTCGCTTTGGACGTCCGCGCTAACCGAGTCTCTGACGTTGGTCACCGATATGATGTGGATCCTCGCCATTGGGCTAATCCTCCGCCGACACGGGCGCCTCGGCCCCGGAGAGGAGCTCTTCGCTCAGCCTCATAATCTCGTTCCAAGCGTCTTCCGTGACTACCAGGAAGGACCGGCGGGCGAGCGCCGGATGTCTGACCATTCGCGCATAGACCCACCCGGGTTTCCCGTCGCCGCGAATCCCAAACCACGCAAGGAACGGTTTGTTCACCGGCGCGATTGTGTAGGGACCAGCGCCACCGTATTCGTGAACGGCCGCATACGGCACCGAGGTGCCGAGCTCCACGGAGCGGCCATCGCCCCCGATCCTGTGGATGTTCCCCCTGAACCCGCGCCTTACGACGCTGTCCTTGAGCGTGCCCGTGCGAATCAGGATCCCGGGGATCTCTCCGGCCTGCAACTGGCCAGCACGCAGGCGCGCCCGCACGCCGCGGATGCGACCCCGTATCTCCCCGGCCTCGAACATCTGCTGCTTGGCCGCGATGGTCGAGGGTGCAAGCGGTTTCCACCTTTCGCCGCCTGCCGCCCCCTCGGTGTTGAACATCTCGGCAAAACCCTTACGCAGCTCGATCGCAACTCGATTCAGATAAGGCCGCAGG